CAGCCTCTGCGCCGCCACTACTTAGTAACTCAGGCAATAACTCAGGGGCAAGCAACAGCGCGCCGATTCCCAAAGCGCTACCTAGAGCACCGCTGAAGAGGCCGCCATCTTTTGGCGGGACATACTTAGTGAGTACACCAGTAGTGGGGTCTGGGATATACTGATCACCTGATATATTGACTACGACAACGTGGCCATTTGAATCATATTGATTGCCCTGCGAATCGAAATAATTCTGTGATCTAGGGGCGCGGGTAAAGTTTTTCAGTTGGTCGGGCGACACATCTGAAATACCAAGGTTCTGCAAAGTTAAGGCGTTCGATCCCGTAGGGGAAGGTGCGGATGGGGGTGAGGATGCAGCAGGCAAGGCAGTTAAACCAGTAGAGGCTGGGATAGAAGCGGGAGTCGGAGTAGGGGTAGGAGCCGGAGCAGGCGTATACGTGCTCGTTCCAGCATCAGCAGGCCAGTTTGGTGAAGGTGGTGTCCAAGACATATCTACCCCGTAATGCTCATAATGCCGGTCATAGCCGTTGCCCATTCTTGCCAGTTAGGATACATTCTAGCGTCAGGAATTCCCGATTGCACAAAGTATCCTATACCATTTAAACCATCAACCCAATCAATCCAATGCTCTTCATCCACATGGCCCAGCTGGTTTGGAGCAAACAGCTCTTCCATCAGCTTGCAATACTGATCCCACGTCATTCCACGAGGGTCGTAGGCTATCATGGGTTGCCTGTTCCACGAACGTCGCCGGTGTCGAGGCTCAAGACTATTTTACCTAATTGGTAATCACCGTTAAAGGTATTAGACTCAAACCGCAACCGCATTTCACGACGCTGTTCACGCATGTCAATTTTAAGCGTTGTAGAATCAAAATTATAAGGGCTAGACGGTTCATCGTAATCATCCGCATAACCCTTACCAGTTACGATCACGTCCATGCTTCCGCTCTGGATAAAGTCAGGCTCAATACGTTCGCAGCGTGTCCAGTTATTATCTCCTGGTTGCTGCGTAGAGCCAACTAACCCTACCAAGTTACCGAGTATGGGGGTCTCGAATGAGGAGTAAACCGCGTCTACGTTGGTCAAATATACTTGGTTTGTGCCGGTTTCGTGCTGCCAGATTGTGTAGCCGTTAGCATACAAGATGGTTGCGCCTACTGCGATACCGGTAGGGTTATACACCGTGTAAGTTCCTGTTCCGCCAGTCCCGCTGCCTTGCGCAGTAATAACCATTTGGTCTGGAACGCCCAAACCTTGCAGTATTTGGCCTACAAAGATGGTTCCATAATTCATTGCGGTTACGGTTAGCGTAGTTCCACTAACAGAGCCTTGGAAAGAGACTATCGGGGTTGCTTTGCTTTCGCCCCAGATCGGTTTAGGAAACACCTCAGTATAAATACCAGCTGAGCGCACTGCGCCAGGAGCTGAGCCAGCGTCATACCATACCTTTTCGCGCACGTTGTACACGACTGCGTCAGTACATTCTGTAGCGTCGCCGCGAGGGTAAAACCACCAAATTTCACCCCAACGAGGCACTTTTGTACACCATACTTTTTGGCGCTGGGTGTAGTTCAAATTATCATAGAACCAGTTAAGATTCATTGAGTTAGGAACTTCTTGCACGACGCCGTTGTACATCAAGAAGCGGTCAACCCCTGCCCAGTAAAAGATACCGTCATATTCGATCACGCTGCTTGACGACAAAATCGAGCTTTGCTGCGTAATCAAGTCATAACGCCAGTAGAACGTTTCTGACGTTGTACCGGTAGTTACGGTCGTGGGTGTATAAGACACTCGAATAACCGAGTCAAGAGACCAGAATAGACCTGAGGGTGAAGTAGTGCCCCCGCGAACTGGTAAACCTTTTACAATCTTGGTCGAAGCTACGTTGTTGGCGTTTGAGTCAGCACTTGTCCAGTTGTTAAAATCACCAGCAGAGCTGTTTTGAATCAAGCCGTTGTTGCCGTATACAAACATATACGGGTACAACATGCAAACACCGCCTGAAACAGAGATGTTGTTATCAAACGTGATAGTTATGTTTGAGTGGCTAGACGACGCTGGATTACTCATCACCACGGTCCAGACGCTAGAGACTAACGAAGCAGAAACTACAGTAGTGTTTGCTGGAATACCTGTGCCGCTAATAGACACCCCAGGACCCATAGCGATGTTTACAGCTGAAAATGTAGCGTTAGCCGAACCTGATGTAACTGAGCCTACTGCAGTGAACACCCCCACAGGTGTCAGCGTAGTACCAGTAAAAGTTCCATACAGGGGGCGGGTGTTGACAGTGCTTGAGATGTCTTGTAGGTTTTGTCCTGGGTGTGCGATAAGCTGCAGATTACCGCCGCCTGTTGAATCCCAACCAATATCAAACTGCCACAGATTGTTGGCGTTTGGTGTAAACGATGAGCCTAAAGAGAAAGGCGTTGGGCCGGTGCCGATAGCGGTAACGCTATTCGTCGCCCACTGTTGCAACCCTGCGCTATAACCTGAAATGACGTAATTCAGGCCGTTCGAGGCGCTCATGGTCAAACCGCGAGAAATACCTGAAGCGTTTAAAAATGCGCCTGTGTAGCCGCCAATTTTGCGAGGTAAACCCCGCTGAAACCTAACCCACTGCCCGTCAACGTACGAAGGCGCAGCGAACAGCGTCCCGTCACGTTGTATCCCCGGAGGGACTTGTAAGGCAATGACTTTAGCGGTCAAAACGTGCCCCCGCTGATACCGTTAAATACGGTTAGCCCCGATGCGCTAAAGTAGGCCTGTTCAGTGCCGTTAATCGTAACGCCGACTTGGTTTGAGTTAGGCAGGTACAAGCCCGTAGTCAAGTTGCCAACAAAGTTCAACGAAGGATTAGTCGAGGAGCCCACGCTCAGCGTCAACGAGGTGACGTTATTAGCAACAGTAGACACCGCATAAAGGTTTGTCCCATCACAAACCATCGCCACCGTTGCGCCGTTAGGAATCGTCACGGTAGCGCCACCACTAACGCTCGTCTTGAAAGTCAGCGTATATGAACCGGTAGTGTTGTTAGTAATGACATAGAACTGCACCGTTGGCGGCATTACTACGTTGGTGTTTTGGCTTAAAACGCCTGAGTACTCTTGCAGCGTGTAAGAAGCTTGAGTTGAGGTCAGCGTAATTGTAGCCCCTGCGCCGGTGACAGAGATTTGCTCTTGAGTGAAAGAGAAAATCGCGCTTTGTCCGTAACCCCAAGAGCTAAAACCAGTTGAGCCGTCAGAAACCAACGCAAATGACTCACCGATTTGTAACTGGGTTGAGGTGCCCGAAGCATCAATCTGATCGGTTCCGGTAGTTTGCACAGTCAAAATGCCCGTGCCGTTATTTTTGATAACAGTAAACCAGTTAATACCGACCGTTGCAGACGAGGGCAACGTGATAGTTCCTGCGCCTCCCTGCCATACAGACAGTTGCGATTGGGCGTTTGCGCTTAGGGTAGCGCTGGAGTAGTAGTTAACCAGCGGGGTAACCGTATTGAGCGTTGAACCTAACGACTCCAAACCATACCCAGCCAGCGTAGCTGCATTAGCCGACGATGTTCCCGCGCCAAACTGAACTTCAGTCCAAGTCCCGTTAACAGTCGAGTTGTTAGTCAACCAAATGTAGTAAGCCGCTCCAGAAGCGATTGATACGATCGCGTTACCGGAGGTGTCTGCAACTGTAAACGCAAAAGAACCTACGTTGCGAACAATAATCGCTTGGCCGGTAGATACTTGCGTAGCAGGGGGTAACTCAAGCAACAACGCAGAAGCCGTGATAGTTTCAGCAGTGCCGATAGTTTGCGAAATATTGATAACGTAAGTGCCGGTAGAGCCAGAGCCGCTACCGTAACCGACGATAGTTGTTCCCGCTGCGATGTTAGTTCCGGTAATCACTTGACCAACGGCAACTACACCCGAAGTAACCGAAGTAACCGTTAGCGTTACACCTGAAATAGTGCCGCGGAAAACCGCGCCGCCGATGGTGGCAGTCACGTCAATGATATTTGCAGAAGTTACGCTGTTATTACCGTTAATTGGCCACTCTAGCGGAGTATTTGCGGTGATGGTTAACGATTCGTAGCTAACTTGCGAAGGGCTTACTGTTTGGCCAGTAAAGGGGTTGGTGTACGTGGTCATTATTGTGAATCCAATGCAATAGTTTGACGGTCAACCAAGCGCTGTTGATCCTCAGATTTAAGCGCAGCCATCGCTTCTTGGAAAAGCTGCGTCCAAGTAGTCAACCGAGCGTCATTCTTTAAGAAAGGCGCGGTTTGCTTTAATGTTCCAAACAATAATGCATTGGGAGCGTTCTGCGTCAACCAGTTCGTTTGATTGTCCGAAGACAGCGGCTGTAACCGCGTATAGCATAACGCTTCAAACGAGTAAGCTTGGTCAGGTGTGGGCGCAAAAAACCAATGATCATAGTCATAGTCTGCATAGTATTGAGGAGTAGCAGTTGAGCTGACATTAGGCCAGTAGTTATTTAAATATTCTAATTTACGCAGATAAACCGGCTGCTTACCGCTAGAAGTGGCGATGGTCATAGAAACCGTCTTACGCCAGCGAGCCGGTTTAGGTATAACTGGGTTACCTGCTTGCATCGTAGAGTCAACTACTTCAAGCTGCCCGAGTGTTTTAATCTCTTGGGCGATCTCAAACTCTGCAAGAGTAATCGCAGTTGGGATGAAGTTTATGACTGCTTGATCTTTACGTTCCAAGTATTGGAGCACCGTAGAAGTCAGGCTGTCATACGTTAGAACAAAAGAAGGCGTGGTCATGAATAAACCCCAAAATTACCTTAAATTATAGCCGTTAAAACTGTCAGCGCCTGTTCTGCGTGCTGCTGGCGTTCGGCAAGTCCGATTTTGCCGCCGTTGATGATTTTTGTGCACTTAACAAAGTCCCAAGCGTCAGCAGGAGCGTTCAACTTATGCGTGTCCCAAAACCACCCAGCGGTCAGGGCTGCGTATTCTGGGGTGGCGACGAGTTCGGGTTGCATGACGAAATCGAATCCGAGAGCTTGTCCCGCGTGATAATAATTTGCGTGGCCGGTAAGCTGAACGCATCCCCGCCCTCGAAAACGAAACCCGTCGCCAGAAGCTTCGTCACGGTTGCCCATTCGGTTCGCGTAAACCATGTTGGCAATTTTCTTTGGGTTTCCTGCATACTGATTAGCAATTTCTTGAGTAGGAAAGCGTTTATCCCACAGCCGCATAAGAGTGGCCGCTTTATAGTTCAAGTTCTCTTCCAGAATCTTAAAGTTGGCGCACTCGTGGCCGCACTGGCCAATGAACATGGCTTGTTGGCGGGGTGTTGAGATGTTGAACCGCTCAAAGGTCTTGTTCAAACCATCAACCCACGCGGGGCTGATACCCAGCTTTTGAAGTTGATCACTGTTTAACATTGACCTTGTCCTTTACTGCTTGGTATTGGTCGATGCAGGCGTTGAGGCGGGTGATGGCGAGGTCGCCATCTGCTGCGATGGTTGCAATATCTTTAAGAGCCTGTCGCTCAGATTCGGCTCCATCTTTTGTATCTCCTCCGGCAGATCCGGCATCTGTACTGGCTTGAACACCACAGGTGGAGGGGAAGCGCAACTCGCCAGAGTCAATGCGCTTAAAAGTATCAG